CCGGTGCAACCTTCACCAACTTTGCCGTGTGCGAATTCGGCAGCTATCTCGGCATTTCGACGGTGAACTTCGTCAACGCGGCTACGATCCTTGGTCAGCGTTATTTGTGTTCAAGCAACGCGGTGATCAACACGGGCGGCGGTGGCGCCAATATGTTCCCTGGCAGCGTTGCCGGCGTGAGTGCCACCGGCGGCCAGTACATTTGAGGGCGATCAATGCTCGATTTTCCATCTTCACCAACCAACGGCCAGAAATACCCGGCTTCGCCGATCGCCGGCATACCGACCTACACCTGGGACGGCGAGAAATGGACGACGCAGGGTGCGTCGATCGGTCAGTACGTCGCCAAGACCGGCGATACCATGACGGGAGATTTGGCGTTCGCCACCGGCAAGGCCACCAGCTTCAACGGCGGTAACAACGTCATCAAAGAATTTGCTGGCGGCAACTCCGGTCAAGCGCAGCTGGGCTTCTACGGCAACAAGCCTATCACTGCGTTCAAATATATCAGCACCGATGGTGGCATAGACGGCCCACAGATTGCGACCTATCACGCCTCGCCGACACCGGCAGCAAATGACATCATCGGGCGGTGGAGCTTTAACGCTAACAATCCAAGTCTCGTTGAAGCTAACTTTGGTGGAATAGCCGCTAATGTTACTGATTTTACTCCGGGGACGGAGACGGCTTATGTTTCTTTGAATGTTCTCAGGGGCGGTGTTCAAGCGAGTGTGCGCCTCGATCCGGCAACCTACGCCGATTACTTAGCTAACACATCACCAAACAACACTCGGGTGCTCACTAGCGGCGCGGTGTGGAATGCGGCTCCGCCAGTCGCATTAACAGATGGGGCTGTTGTTACTTTAAATTGGGCAACCGGAATTAATTTTTATTGGCAGATCGGCGGCGCCAACCGCGTGTTCCCTAATCCGCCATCTACCGGCGGCAAGATGGGACAGACCGGAATTATTATCATTCAACAAGATGGGACAGGTAATCGCACCATTGCATCATGGGGTAGTTTTTTTCATTTCCCTGGCGGTGTTAAACCGACGTTGTCAACGGCGCCTGGTGCGGTCGATATTATTTCTTATTGGATACAAGACCCCACCGCCGCCATTCGCTGTAGCTTCGCAGCGGACTATAAATAATGTTGCAAGGGATAATCCCATCGCTAGGCTTGAGCGCGGCCGCCACTCCCGCCACCAACTACCGTGTGCCGCGTTCGCTGCGCTTTAATTCTGCCAACGCCAACACCTACGCTGGTTATGTCAACGTCGTGAATAGCGACAAGCGCCAGATCATGACGGTCAGCACTTGGTTCAAGCGCATCGCCATCAACGCCATCCACTACATTTACGGTGGGTTTGTTGATGCCAACAATTACGTTGGCCTGTACATCAATACTAACGGCAGTATGAGCCTGGTTGTTTTTATCGGCGGCACTTTGGTTGTTAATAAAAACTTTGGCAATTACACCGACCTCACCAAATGGTTTCATGTTTGTTTCTCCATCGACACGACGCCGGCAACACCGACGGTGACCATCGAGATCAACAGTTTTCCGCCAGGATCATACATCACCAACACCAACACCCTGACGCAGAACACGCAGCTGCCGTGCCACGTCAACGGCGCGTCGATGTGGCTCGGCACCTACAGCGGGCCGCAGTATCTGTATTGCGGTTACCTCGCCGAGACGCATGTCCTCGACGGCATCAAGCAGCCGGCATCTGCATTCGCCAAGCAAGACGCAGTGCAGGGCTGGATACCGAAGGCGTATCTCGGATTGCACGGCGCCAACGGCTTCTTTGTCAACTTCGGCGATAACAGCAGTGTTGCCGCGCTCGGTAAAGATTTGAGCGGCATGAGCAATTTGCTGACGTACTCGGATAATTTTACAATATGGTCAACAGTTAACAGCCCAACTGTTACTGGTGGACAGCCTGATTTGTTTGGCGGCACCAATGCTTTCAAACTTGCGGTTGGACCAGGAGGCAACGTAAGCCCGGCAGTCACTGCTATCTACACTTATAGTGCGGGGCAACAAACTACTGCCACGGTGTATGCTAAAACAGGAACACCCGGCTTTAATGGCCTCGGTCTTTATAATGGTTGGACGCAAGGTGCTTACGCTGGGTTTGATTTGGATGCTATCACTATCAATGCACCAGCCTTCATCATCGGAAATGCCACCAATCCAGCAGCAACAATAATCGACGCTGGTAATGGTTGGCGCAAATGCTCCGTTACTGTTACGCACAATACGGCTGGTGATGATGTTGTTTGTTTAGTTGGGTCCGTGGGCACAACCACTCCTGGCAACTACATTACAATTTTCCGCGCCGATTTAACCAACGGCGCAATCATGCCAAGCGAGTTGCAGCTCGTCACCGGCACCGCTGTGCCGAACAAAAATCTGCCGATGCAGAATTTTCTCCTTTCCACCGTCTACACCAACGACAGCTTTGTTGACGTGCCGTCGAACACCGACACCGACACCGGCAAGGGTGAGGAGGTCCGTGGCAATTATGCGGTGATGAACCCGAACGATAGCTACAGCATGTCCTTTGGCTGGGGTAATTTGTACGGGGGAAATCCGTCGGCGACGGCGCAATGGGGCAACGCCCGCTCGACCCTGAACGCAATCCCGCTGGCGAAGCATTGGTGGTGCGAATTCAATGTGTGGTCCTTAAACAGCTATACGATGTTTGGCACCGGCGATCCGGCGCAGGGTCTGCCGACCTATCCTGGTGCGGCGCAAAACGCCAAATCTATTGGCTACCTCATTAACGGATCAATTTACGTCAACGGTGCGGTTACCACGACTGTTGCCGCGCTCGCCGTCGGCGATTTTGTCGGAATTCGCATATTCAACGGTGGTGTGTATTTCTACAAACTGGTCGGCGGGGTGTGGACGCTGCAAGTTCAGGCGGCATCGGGGCTGACCGGCATGATCAGCATCGTCGCCGGTGCCTACGTCGCCGGCGATGCTTACTTTGCCAATTTTGGACAGCGCAAGTGGGCGGCGCCGCCGCCTGCCGGCGCGCTGGCGATCTGCTCGCGGAACCTGTTGCTGCCATGATTCAGACCACCGGCAAGATCATCGGCGCCGTCACTGACGGACTTAAAGATCGCCCGCTGGCGCTGGCGCTGGTCCTGGTCAATGTGCTGTTTTTGATCATGACGTCCGGGTTGCTGTATTCGGTCAACGAACACGGCCTGCGGCGTGATAAGTTGATTTCTGATTTGATCCAACTGTGCTCACCCAAACGCGGAGACTGAAGATGGCGAATTACCACATCGAAGCCAACGAAGTGATTTCGATCGTCGGTCCGGCCAAGATTAGCGTTGTGTCCGATGTTCCGCCGGTCACCGCGGTGGTCGATGCGCCGACCATCACCGACTTAGAGCCTAGTTCGGTGGCGCTTGGTGACCCTGACGTCGACCTTCACGTTACCGGAACCGGGTTCACCGAAATTAGCTGCATCGTTTTTGACGGTCACGACGAACCCACCAAGCTGATTTCTGAGACCGAAGTCAGTACCGGCGTGAAGCCGTCGTTGTTCACCGAAGCCAAGGATATCGGCGTTGCGGTGCGCAACGGCAGTATGATCAGCTCCACACTGCCGTTCACCTTCACCGCATCCGGCACCCGCAGCGCGAGCCGTCGCAAGAGGGATTAAAATGCCAGCACATGTTCGCTTGCGTCGGGATTCCAATCCGGCGACGCCGTTTCCGCCGACCATTGAGCCGGGCGAACTTGCGCTGAACACGGCCAACCGTCAGCTCCTGGCCGGTGATGCTGACCCAGCTTCGCCTGGTACTTTGATGACGATCTTGGCTGTGCGGGTGTTTGATTCCCGCGGCATGTATGGGGTTGGCGATTATGTCGTCCAGTCCGGCAACATGTACCGTTGCAAGACGCCACACGGCCCGGCCGCGTTCAATGCTGCTAGTTTCGAGCAGATTGTCGGCGTTGATGCAGCCGCAACGAAGCTTGCGAACTATCTGCTGTTAACCGGCGGCACCTTGAGCGGCGCGCTGCAGTTGCCGGCTGCGGCGCCGATCGCGGCGACCCAGGCCACCAACAAGAAATACGTCGACGACCAGATCACCGGCCTGATCCTCGGCCAGGTTTCGGCTTCGACGATCAACAACACGCCGTCCGGCAACATTTCATCGACCACGGTGCAGGACGCGCTCAGCGAGCTAGACACCGAAAAAGTGGCCAAGGCCGGCGATAGCATGACGGGCCAGTTGGCGCTGCCGGCCACGCCGGCGTCTGGCCCAGCCAATGCGGCGCGGCGCGACTACGTCGACAGTGTGAGAACCGACTTCGGTGCGGCTGACGGGACGTTGCAGACCAATATTGACGGTAAGGTCGCCAAAGCCGGCGATACGCTGACTGGACAACTATCGCTGCCGACTGTGCCGGCTCCGGTGGCCGCCAATGCGGTCCGCAAGGATTACGTCGATACGCTGCTGGTTCCGGCCACGGTCGCTGAATTCACCAGCAACGCCAGCGCCGTCAAGATGCTGACGCCGGCGACGGTCTGGAATGCGGCTGGTTTGGTTAGTTTGACCGGCAATGCCGTGCAGCCCGACTTCGGCGCTGGTATCGACTTTTACTGGCCACTCAACGCTAGTTGCACGTTGTACAACCCGCTGCGGATGAAGGTCGGGCAGAAGGGGATGATCTATTTTGGCGTCGCCGGTCCTGGCTGCAATGTCGGCGCCTGGGACAGCGCCTGGAAATTTCCCGGCAGTTTAAAGCCGGTATTTTCCGCCAACGGCGGCTTCGATGCGATGTCCTACGCCGTCGTGAACTCCTCGTTTATCTGCTGTTTCTTCGGGGCCGGGATGGGTTGATATGCCAATTCCTGGGCTGATCATGGCGGGCGGTCCGATCATTACCAAGCCGCCGGCGCGGTTTTTGGGGATCGGCAGCACCTACAACATCAATCTACGTTCGTACCATGATGCCTATTACTCGACGCTGCCGGTGCCGGGGCAGGATGTTGTTTTCATTGTCGTTCCCGGTGCCAATGTCGGCGGCTCCGGTACTGTTGCGATGAACGTCGGCCCCTGGCCGACTGGTGTGACGCCGACCCTGCTCATTCAGGGCCGCGTTCAGGGCTATGGCGGCAACGGCGGCAACGGTGGCGGCTACGGGGGCGACGTTAATGGCCAGCCCGGCGGCACGGCGCTGTACACGCGCAACCTGGTCAACGTGGTGCTGACCGGCGGCCAGCTCTGGGGCGGCGGCGGTGGTGGTGGCGGCGCCGACAACTGGGGCAACGGCAGCGGCATGTGGCTCGGTGGCGGCGGCGGCGCCGGCAATGTGTCCGGCATCTGCGGGACAACGGAGCCGACCGTCAATGCGGTCGTTGACGTCGCACACAATGGCACAACCGAGAACGGCGGCGACGGTTGGGTCTATCCAGGTTATCACCCTTGGTACAACGGCATGGGCGGCGATCCTGGCCAGCCTGGGTATGCGTTCGGTGGCGACTCTGGCGGTACCTTCAATCGCATGGGTGCTGGCGGCGCCGCGGGCTGGTCGACCGATGGCGCGGGCTACATGACATTCGGCAGTTGGAATGGGGTACGTTTCATTCCAGGATATCCCGGTGATGGAGATATCCGCGGACCAATGGGCTGAAGGAGGACATGATGGGAAAAAAGAAACGCCGAAACCCCAAACCAAAAGGTAAGCTGCCACGGCGCAAGACGTCGATAGCTGCACCTCGAAAGAAGAAGAGGAAGTCCAAGATGACCACTAAGAAGCCGACCGACGAAGACCCCCATCCGGCACCGAAGCATCCAGACAAGCAAGATCACAAGCCGGCAGAGGATGATCCGATGGCGAAGCCGCCGGATTCACCACCCAATCCCAACCTGCCGCCGGAGCAGCCGCAACCACATAAATGATTGAGCTGTCGAAGAATCCTGACGATCCACGTCCGGTGGCGATGGAAACGCCGCCACCGGATGTGCTCGCCGTAAACCGTACGCTTACGACCGTGTCTTCGCCGCCCAACGACGGCATGACCAGCGGCGGTGGCGTTTACCCTGATGGCGCCACGGTGACGGCGGTTGCCACACCCAACGTCGATAAGCACTTCGTTCAGTGGACTTACACCAACGGCCTCACCGCTTCGGTCCACCAGAACTACACTTTCAGTATTTCCAACGATACCAATCTGGTTGCCAACTTCGCCGAAGGCGCGATCATCCCGCCGCCGCCGGATATACAGGGTCCGCTTAATCTGTTCATCGAACGGGTTGGTCATGCCGAGGCGCTCAATCGTGCCCACGCAACCAAGGAGCAGTACCAGCGGCTTGGTTTTGATTTTGGTCAGCCGGAGGTAAGGTCGGACCCACCGCCGCCGATGGGTACGCCGATCAGCGCCGGCGGTCCGATCGACACCCCCATAGACGGGGTCAAGTACATGTTAGATATTTCCACCGCGGCAGCGCGCCGCCGACGCTAACAGGCCAACGACCAATGATGCGGCTCGCCGCAATGGTGGTGATCGCCATGCTGATGGTGAGCTGCCGCAGTGGCCGTTTGGCTTGGGTTGAGGAAGAACCGATCGTTGCACCAGTGGTCGCGAAATGTCGCGGTGGCACCGTCAACACTGAGCGTCGTGTTACTGATGTTTCAGTGCTCGGCCGCACCCGCAGCACCACCTATCGCACTGACGCTTGTCTCGACTAGGGAGCAATACGATGAGCATAGGTCTTCTATTTTGGGTCTTGATGGTGCTCTGGTTCGTAAGTTGGCTCGGCGCGATCTACGGGCCTGGCGCCTATCCTTGGGTACATGCCAACAACGTGCTGTTCTTCATCCTGCTGTTCTTGTTGGGATGGCATGCTTTTGGCTTCGTTATACACGCTTGAGCCGCCCAAAAATTTTTTCGGATTTTCAACCTAAAGGAACCACATCATGGCAATGCCAAAAGTCCCGATCGTCAAGATTAAGCCGCCGCCGGTCGCCAAGGCGCCGCCACTCACGTCCAAGACCATGGACACTTACACGCATCACACTTCGCCGGTGAAAGGACCACAGCCAATGCCGGCGGAAGTGGACGCTATCAGCTCCAAGCCGATGGTGAAGATCAAGACACTGCCGGACGCGCCGATGGCAAAATACAAGCATGTCGAAGAACCCTGACGAGGTTATTCAGCTCAAGCTGCTAAAGCGCAAACGTGCGATCCTGGATGCGCGTGGTGATCTGATTGCGTTCACGCAGCTGATGATGCCGGATCCCAACTTCGACGACAATGTTGAGCATTCGCTGTATCAGCCGCAGAGTTTCCACCGGCTGATCGCCAAGTCGCTGGAGGAGGTCGAGCGCGGCGATTACCGGAGGTTGATGATCAATGTCGGACCCAGATTTGGAAAGACTACGCTCGCTAGTGCCATGTTTCCTGCATGGTACGTTGGTCGACATCCTGACCGCTCTATTATTGTTGCTACTTACAACGAGCATTACAGCTGGGATCTTGGCCGTCGGGTAAGGGATATTATGGAGACACCTGAGTACAAGCAGGTGTTCCCTGAAACCGAAATCAAAGTTGGCGCCAATGCGGTTAACCGAGTTCAGACGACGCGCGATGGGGTCGTCTTCTCTGTTGGACGTGGTTCCTCGATCACAGGCCGCGGAGGTCACTGCATACTTCTTGATGACCCTATTAAGGACCGAACTGAAGCTGACTCGGTCATCGTTCGTGAGAAATTATGGAGCTGGTATAACCAAGTGCTCCGTACCCGGCTCATGGACAGCACGGGCACTATCGTCATTGTCCAAACCCGGTGGACCGAGGATGACTTAGTCGGTCGCCTGATCGACCCGATGAATCCGTACTTCAACGTCGAGGAAGCCAAGGCCTGGCGCAAGATCGACCTGCCGGCGTTAGCGGAAGCGGATGATCCACTCGGCCGCAAGGAGGGTGAGCCGCTGTGGCCGGAGCGGTTCACCAAGACTTATTTGGAGGAGATCCGTGCCACCGATCCACGTGGATTTGCTGCGCTGTATCAGGGCCGTCCAGGCCCTAAAGATGGGGCCTTCTTCAAGTCTGAGGATATCGTCACTTACAACAAAATGGATGACGTCCCGGCGTTCCATAAACTCAGGTTCT